TTGTCGATATAAATGTGGGTATGTTGGATATCTCCACAAATGTCGGGTTTACGCAAGTTTTTAACCGCACCGAACTTCTTTTGGAACTCTTCTAAGATGGAGTCGGGGACTTGAGGGGACTGTTCAATTAGACGGTCAAGTTCATTGCGGCACATCTTCAAGAAATCCTGGGCAAGAGTGCGATCAAGAGGTGAAATGGCTAATTCAATTGCAAGGAGACGTTGGAACTTACCCCAGGAAATGGACGCTACACGGTTTGATTCAGATTGTTGGGCAAAGCGTAGGAAATTGTTGAGGGTTGTAAGGAGACCGGCAATTAGAGAGATGCCACCAACTGCGAGTGTGGCACTTTTAGCACCTTTGGTGTCGTCACCGAAGAGGGAGCCCATACCAAAGTTGGCAGTACCAGTTAGGGTAGATAAGATAATTACGGGAATTGTCATTCCCATGTTGTAACGGTTGTATTTCTTTTCTGAACGCGAATGGAGCCATCGATAGCATGCTGCAATGTCTGCCCAGTCTGCCATGAGTTCCTCTTGTTCACGTGCCCAGCCGTTATTAGGGCGTTTAGGGGCTGCGAGAGCTGCACCTGATGCGTCTTGCGGTGCTGGTGCTTGTGGTACTGGTGCCTCTGCACCAGTCATTACAGTTGCCGAATCCATCTAATTATTCATTGAAAAATTTTACGCACTTTAATCGACTTTCTAAGTGTGTTTGCCACGTTTTGCAGCCGCTTCTAGACCCGCTTTATAGATTGCCTCGGCGGACTTAACAGTTAGGGATGATGCGTCTAGATCCTTTGGAACTGAAACAAATTTCTTAGTCTTGAGATCTGTTTTAAACATATAGGGGCCATATTGACCTGTGCGGAATTCATAAGGGCCAATGCGGACTGGTTGGGCGGCTTTGGCTTTTGCTGCAAGTTTAGCGGCTATGTCAGGATATGTATCAGTCTCGGTGCAAGCCACACGAACTCCGTTACATTCTGCATAATATCCGAATTTTCCTTTCTTTTTAATGATCTGGGTGGCCGTTGCGCTGGTCGCTAGCGCAGAGGCCAGGCGCTCTGTCTTCTCGACATCTGCGACTTCCTCTGCAGACTCTGCTTCCTCACTTCCTGCTTCTTCGTTACTGCCACTGCCACTGCTACCATCTGCTTCTGCCGGCGCTTCAAGAATCACAGGCGCAGATGCAGCATGTTCTGCTTTCCACTCCTTTATGAATTTCAGAGCATCTCCTTCAGTTAGATCGTGAAATGCTTTGCGCCCTGGCCATCCATAAAAGGTCGGTTTGGTACCTTCAGGACTGCCTTCAGGCGGTTCCTGAAGGAGTAGGGGGCCTTTTTTAGAGAGAACTGCTTTCAGTCCATTGCCAAAGTCTCTTACACGGTCTGAGGCCGCTTTAGGTCCCTCCTGCTGTGAAGAGCCCTGACCATCCTTCAACTGCTTGTAACGCGCCGAGTAACTATCCCACGTCTGCCTCAACACCTTCTTCCACGGCTCCTTCCCAGCCGCAATATCATCTAACTGCTTCTCCATCGCAGCCGTGAAACTGTAATCAAAGAGGTCTGCAAAATGCTTCAAGGCAAATGCTAGAGCAGATACACCAAGCGCAGTCGGCACCAACTTACCCTTCTCTGCACCCACAGTTTTCTCCACCGCATTTGCTTGCGGGGGCCATTGATCTGGCTGGAGCGTATACGTTGTAAATGACCGTTTTACACCCGCAATGTCCTTTGTCTCAACATAGCCCTTGTCTTGAATAGCGGCAATTAGAGATGCAAAAGTGGATGGGCGACCGATTCCTTTGCGCTCCAATTCTCGTACAAGAGTCGCTTCTGTGTAACGGGAAGGTGCTCGGGTCTCCTTGGGCTGGGCCTCCAAGCGCTGCCACTGGACCTTGGAACCGACTTTTAGAGATGTGGCAAGGGTCCAAGCGGAGGTGGCGGCATCCTCTTCGTCTGTCTCCTCGTCAAGCTTCGCTGCCGCAACCGCAAGGGCTCGCCAACCTGGGAAAGTTGTGCGACGCCATTTAGCCTGCCAAGGAAACTCTTGGAGTTCCTCGGCGTTTGAGAGAAACTGAAGTTGGCGCTGTTCACCTTGAGCGGCGGCCATTACAGATTGGACCGCTCGTTGCCAGATCAGCTTATAAATCTTACGCTCGGGCGCGGACCACTCTTCATCTTGGGCAAGTTCCTCGAGCTCAAAATGCGTTGGCCTAATTGCCTCGTGCGCCTCTTGAGCTGCTGGAGTATCAGGGGCAGCTGCTGCCACAGCCTTTTTTGTCTTCTTGACGGGCGCTGCTGTAGGCGCTGCTGTAGGCGCTGCTGTAGGTGCCGCTACAGCCACTGCAACGTAGTCTGCCCCAAAACGCTCCTCTACTAACTGCCTTGCAGCCACAGCAGCCTCCTCAGATAGAACCGCACTATCTGTACGCATATAAGTAATATGACCAGCCTCATAAAGGCGCTGAGCAGCTCTCATAGTTGCTTTAGGATTGCATTTATAGAGTGCAGAGGCCTCCTGTTGGAGTGTCGAAGTGATAAGGGGAGGCGGGGCATTGGCTGTCCAAGGACTGGTCGCAGCTTTTGTGATGGTTGCCTCACGTTGGTCACGCAGAATTTCAAGAGTTGCCATGGCAGAGTCAGCATCTTCTAATTCATCAATTAGGGCTGCTGGGACAGCGGCAGCAGTCGATGTTGGCTTAGCTGTCGGCAACCACACGCCATTAACAGCCCATGTCGATGCTGTCTGATGTCCTTCAATCTCTGCCTCGCGCTCACAGACGAAACGCAGCGCAGGTGTTTGGCAACGGCCAGCACTCAGGCCACGCGCCACGTACTTCCAGAGAAGAGGCGAAATGGTGAAGCCGATCATCATATCAAGCATAGAACGACTCTGTTGTGCATATACACGATTCATGTCAATGACACGTGGATTTGCAATAGCGGTTGTAACTGCTGTCTTGGTAATTTCATGGAACACTGCACGCTTTGTGGTAGCAGCTGGCAGGCGCAGGAGGGCTGCGACCGAGTATGCGATTGCCTCTCCTTCACGGTCATCATCCGATGCTAAGATCACTTCCGTGGCGTCCGCAGCAGCAGCTCTAATAGCTGCAATAGCCTTCCCTTTTTCTTTTAGGAAGGTGTAGCGAGGTGTGAAATCACCATCAAGGTCGAGGGCATCGAGGCTCTCTTCAAGTGCACGGATGTGGCCAAATGATGCGAGGACTCTGTAGCCTGGTCCGAGAAAGCCGGCAATTTTCTGGGTCTTGGCTGGACTTTCTACGATTACGAGGCGCATTTAGGGTATTGTGTAAGGCTTGTGTTACTTTGTTACGTTGGATCGTGATAGTTCAAATTTTACGTGTGCAATTAGGACATCCTAAAATCATCTTCTAAAAGCAAGTAGGATGTCGCTTGTCACTGGTGGTCGTGCCCCAGGGGCGTTATATGAGCTCGTGGCACGTGGTGCCAAAGATAAATACTTCTTTATTCGGGATGCAAGCAATGCCTCGGTCGCCCCTGAAAACCCGTTCAATAACTTCTATGAGCCAACCGCACCTCGTATTCCAGAAACAAAGGTCCAGCAGCCACTAAATGCAGCTGATTTTGGTCGTCCTGTAGAGTTTCAATTAGAGACATTTGGGGATATTTTAACAGATGTAACTGTTGCGATTGATCTGCCTGCCTGGTTTGACAATCTGCCAGTTGTAGCTGCTGAGCCAGGAGCTGGCAGTGTCCGCCAGTCTGTCCTGGCAAATGATTGGAGATGTGCAGATGCAGATGCGAGCGGGGTTGCCTTTGGATATACAAATGGCATTGGTTACACCCTTTTTGAACGTATCCAAATTTTCCAGGACCGCATCATGCTTGTAGATATTACTGGGGACTCATTACAAGCCATACAAGCGACGGAGAATAGTTGGAATGGGGCCTACTTGACCGACCGTCTTGTAGGAAAACACGATGGATCAGCTCGTTCTATAGGGATAAATGCCCAGCCCGGTCGTCTGCGTCTGCGTCTGCCATTCCCTGGCTGCCAGCATCGCAATGACGGTGGCTTTCCACTCTGCGCAGCGCGTTCCCAGAACTTCCGTGTAAGACTTGTTCTGCGACGCTTAGAAGATGTGATTGAAGGCAGTGATGGTAGATTCTTCCCTAAACCATGGTCAGTCGATGCAGGCGGTTCTCTTAAAATTGGCCCGCCACGGACATTTACTACAATTGATGAAAATTCAATGACAATTACTGCGACCTCCTTACCACTTGAAAAAATAGGTGCACCCATTATCCAATTAGAGACTACACAACTCTATATATCACCTGCAGACGCAGAGGAACTCAAGAAAGCCAAACTTCATATACCATTTCGCAATTATGAGGATCAGGAGTATTCTGCAAATGAGCCTGATTATGCTCCACTCGACAAGGCGGGTACTGCGCCAATTACACGGCGACTAGAGGGGCGGCATCCAGTGGAACGGGTTGTCTGGTATTTTAGGGAAGCACAGGCATTGCAGGCAGGTCAGCGCTGGCGCCTAACTGCAGATACAGTCTATGCAGGGGCCTCGTTAAATTCTACTGGAGACTTTTATAGTGGCCTTAAATTTATTGTTGCAGGTCAGGACAGAGAGGAGACTTGGCAGCCAGCAATTTGGCAGGAGGTGGTATCCTTTGTGAAGGATGACAGATGGAGTGGCAGACAGCAGAATGAGATGCGTTGGTCTCTCGGAGCTCAATATGAACGTGAAACACCTGCAGCACGTCAGTTAGAAGGTGCAGTGAACTTCTCAACTGCTGATCGACCCACATTCTATATGACACTCCTAAATGTCCTTCATAACCCCGTTACACAACAAAGAAAAACTTTTTTGCAGATTTGCACGGAGCAATGGTGTGTTATGGAGTTTGAGGGCGGCCGTTGCCGGCTTTTATTTATGAATTAGACGCTGCCTGGGAT